CTCGGGCGGTCCTGTTGTCGGCTGGGGGTTGACGTCGGCTTTCGATGCTTACGGCAGGATTGACGTGTCGGGCGGCGTGCTGCGGATTCTTGGCGCCAACGACGGGTTGTTGGTGACTCGTTCTACGGACGGTGTTGTGCAGCGTGTTCGCGGGGTGGCGTCACAGACCGCTGACTTGCAGCAGTGGCAGAACTCGTCAGGCACGGTGCTGGCACGGGTCACCAGTGCAGGCGGGGCACGCTTTGTGCCTCGCGTCACGACGATCACATCGTCGGGGACACCGACAATCAACACAGACACTTGTGATGCGGTGACGATCACGGCGCAGGCGGCAGCGATCACGTCAATGACGACAAACCTGAGCGGCACGCCAAACAACTTTGATCGGTTGACTATTCGCATCAAGGACAACGGCACCGCTAGGGCTATTACTTGGGGTGCGTCGTTTGTTGCGTCAGGTGTCGCGTTGCCGACGACGACCGTAGCGTCGAAGGTGACGACGGTCGGGTTCATCTACGACTCGGTGAGAGCGGCGTGGGGTTGTGTTGCGTCTGTGGTGGAACTCTGATGTCGGTTAGGTTTGTCCAGCAAATAGGCGCTCAGTTTATTAACACTGCAGGAAATACGACTGTAATCACGACTACCAACGCAGCACAGGTTGGACAGTTTCTTGTGCTCGCAGCCCGAATAGGAGTCAGCCTTGATGTTTCATCTATTAGCGATTCTGCTGGGAACACTTGGAGCAAGTTGAATAGCAGCGCGTTGACCAATACGGTCGCGTCAGTTTGGTACTGCACAGTTACAAGTGTGCTTGCTGCGTCCTCAACAATCACTGTCACTTACAGCAACACAACGTCAGGCAATCGTAACGTGTCCGTGTGGGCCTTTGAAGGAGTTACAAGACCGACCACCACAAACGCAACTAACCGAACAGGAGGCACTACGACACTAACAGTGGGCAACGTCACCCCTGAGCGATACGGATCACTTCTGTTCACTGCAGGAGCCAGTAATCAGAACACCACGCACTCCGTATCGGCTGGATGGACAGCATTGACCGTTGGAACGTCATCGGTCTTTCTTGGTGCCGCTTATGCAATTAGCAGCATGGCGTCACTCAACGCTACATGGACTATTGGCACTACGGGGGCCATTGGAGCCGTGTCAGGAACATTCACTCCCGATGGCGGCGACGCCTTCCTCAACTTCTAGGAGCAGATCATGAACGACGACCAGAAACGACAACTGATAGAAGCCCGCCTACAGCAGTTCGCTGTAGAGAAGTTCGGGCATGAAATAAACCGTCAGGTTGCTGTTACGACAGACGACACGGACGCTGTGGCTGCTGCGGATGCGTCGATTACCACGCTGGACGCGGTTATTGCCGTGTATCAGACCGAACTGGAAGCGTTACCGGCGGTCGAGCCTAATCCCGACATTGTAGGTAATCAGGGTTCCACGGGTTCAGCTGGCTCAACCGGTGCTCAGGGCGCCGCTTAAATTAGGTAGAAGTTGATATTATTTTTATCTTGGTGTAATATTTTACTATGAAAATTTGTGTTTATACTATCGCAAAAAACGAAGAACATTTTATAGAAAGGTGGTACGAATCGGCAAAAGAAGCTGATGAAGTAGTCCTTTTAGATACTGGTTCTTCTGACGAAACAGTTAACACCGCAAGAAAAATGGGCATTAAAACTTTTGAGGCAACAGTCTCACCATGGAGATTCGATGTAGCAAGAAACACTGCCCTCTCGCTAGTGTCTGCAGATATAGACTACTGCATATCACTCGATGCTGACGAGGTTCTTGTTGATGGTTGGAGAGACCATATGATGGATATATATCCGGGCGTAACTAGACCTAGGTATAAATACGTGTGGTCATGGAACCCCGATGGATCAGAAGGTCTTGTCTATGGTGGTGATAAAATCCATTCTCGCAATGGTTATATATGGAAGCACCCTGTACATGAAGTTTTAACTAAGACCCATGAATCAGAAGAGGTTCAATATTGGGTTGATTTACAAATTCATCATTTTCCTGATGACACAAAAAGCCGAGCACAGTATGGCCCAATGCTAGAACTGGCCTCTATTGAGGCCCCCAACGATGATAGAATTGCTTTTTATTATGGTCGCGAGTTATTTTTTCAGGGAAACCACGAAAAAGCATACGAGCAGCTTAAATATCATTTAAATTTACCAACAGCAACTTGGGCACCAGAAAGGTCTGCTTCAAAAAGGTTCATAGCAAGATGTAGGCCAGAAGAAGCTGAACACTGGTTGCTTAGTGCCGCATCTGAGTCTCCCGATAGAAGAGAGCCATGGGTGGATCTTGCGCAGCATTACTACGAAAACGAGAAATGGATCGAATGTTATTCTTCGGCAATGCGCGCATTAAGTATAACCGAAAAACCACTAGAATATATCTGCGATGCAGAAGCGTGGGGCGCTAAACCCCACGATTTAGCCGCGATCTCTGCCTATAATCTGGGCTTACGGGATTGCATGGTGCATGGTTACAATGCACTTTCAATTAACCCTGACGACGAAAGGCTCCAGCGTAATATGGGCTTCTATAAAGTTTATTTACATAAAGAGGCAAACTAATGGCAGTCGGCGATAGAAATGAAAAACGTTTAGCAGGGATTTATACAATTGGTACAGCAAATACAGTCATAGCAACTGTCCCATCGTCACGCCTATGGGTAACAAAGCAGATAACTATAACTAATACTAATTCTATCGATTCTACTTTCAGGCTTGCCATAGGTTCGGCGAACGTTCAGGGAAACTGTTTTTTCTACAATATGCCGATAGCCGCAAATGATACGATAGTTTTTGATACATCTTTAGTGTTAGTAGCGGGAGAAACTTTACAAGGTTATTCTCAGTATGGAAATATAAATGTTATAGTGACTGGTTGGGAGAAGGAAGTCTAATGCCTATAGATAGCGCATTAACCCGTTATAACTATATGCGTCCAAATTCTCAAACTATGTTTTTTGTCGCCAATGAAAGTGGACTAACAACGGCAGCAACAAATAAAGCAACTTTTAATGTTGTCTCTATTAACACTCAAAACGTATGGAATGTTGTTGACAATAGGTTTACTGCGCCACTTGATGGTTATTATGAGTTTAATGTTAGCTTATTGAGTGCGTCGGCAGATGGGACGCCGTTTACTTATCAGTTTAGGAAAAGTAACGTAATTATGTCTTTGGGGACATACCCAAGGGGGTATACCGCGCGCCAGTTTACTGCCAATACTGCTAGTGGTATAGTGGATTTGTCAAAAAATGATTATATTGAAATTTGGATCACCTCTGGAACTATGCATAGCACAAACTGTTTTTTAAGTTGTAAGTTAGTGGGTTGATATGGCACTTTCTAACGCACTGCCTAATTCCATCTTGAAACCTGGGGTTTGCACGTCGACCACAAGACCTTCGAATCCTTATGAGGGCCAATTTATTTACGAAACTGATACTAATGCTCTTTTAGTTTATGATGGTTCATCATGGGTTATTCCTTCTGGACCGGTTGCAAACCCTACATTACCGTACCAGTTTGCCAATAAAAACTATGTTGATAATGCGGTTGCTACAAAACCAACGGTAAATACAGGGAGCAATTGGATTGTAAAGGCTACAGATCAGGTAGTGTTAACAGACTTTATTGGCCAAGCTGATGTTTATTTTGCTACCCCTTTCCCTAATTTTTGTGAAACTGTAGTCGCAACAAATGGTGACGCTAATGTGCCAACTCAGTTTATAACTATAGTCGAAAAAACTACCGCGAAATTTACTATTCGTGCTTTTACGCAAGAAGTCGTAAATTCAGCATTCGCGCCGTTTGAACCTGTGATAGCAAGAACCCCAGTTGACCAAAATGTTAGGGTTAGTTATATAGCGGTTGGATACTGACATATTATAGGAGGTGAATATGGCAAATGAAATTGGAAAAATAGTAATAAATATTAATCAGGATTCCGTAACTTGGGAAACTGAGATGGATATACCAGAAGTTATTTTTTGGCTTGAAGTTACAAAGTCTATGGTTATTACCAGAAGTGTTTTAAATGATTCTCAAGATTCTTGATTATATAGGTTTATGCGTTTTTTATTGAAGGCCTACTTGTGTAGGCCTATTTACTTCATGTTACTAACATCACTATAGTCATTTTTTATAGGTTGGAGTTTGAATGCGCCTAAATAATTTTTTACCTTTTCAAAACGCACCTAGTAAAACCCCTAAAAAACAAGCGGTCATTTTACCTGTTGACGATCAAAAAGGTTTAGCTAAGGCCTTTAGGGTTGCTGCCCTTGCTTTAGGTTTTCAAAATTTTTCTACGAGATCATATACTGGTGATACTTTTGAGCTTCCGCCTTTTGATTTTGATAGGATTATACAGGCGATTGATACGGATTCATATGCGCGTCAAGCTATGGCTAAGTATAGGGAGCTTTTTTGGAAAGAAGGTTGGAATATAGTGTCCGAAAACTCGAATGCTCGTGGATACCTTCTGCAGCGAATTGACTTTATGGAAGCAGCAATGAAAAAATCTTTTCAAGATTTTCTTGTAGATGTTGGTGACCAGCTGGTAAAGTTCGCTAATGTTTTTATCGTTAAGTCTAGGGGACCACTTCAAGACTATTTCCCTGCACAACTTTATCCACCGCAAGGGAAGGATCCAATAATAGGGTATTATCTTATTCCAACTGAACGTGTTGAGATAATGCGCAATAAAAATAATAAAGTTCTTTATTACAGACAAAGAACTGATATGACAGGATTAGGCTCAACCGATATGTCGCCACGTTGGGCGGCTGATGACGTAATTCATATTTCTATCGATAAAAAACCCGGTAGAGTTTTTGGTACTCCTTTTGTTGTTTCTGCGATGGACGATATAGTTGCTCTTCGTCAGATAGAAGAAGATATTCAGAATCTTGTTCATAGGGAATTATTTCCACTTTACAAATTTAAGGTTGGTACAGATGATCAACCCGCAACTGATGAGGAATTAGATAAAGCAGCCAACGAGATCGAAGGCCTTAGGTCAGAGGGCGCTTTAATAATGTCTAATAGGCACGATGTTGAAGTTTTAGGCGCAGATGGTAAAGCATTAGATGTGTCTAAATATTTGGAGCACTTTAAAGAGAGGGTTGCTATTGGCCTTGGGGTTTACCCCCATCACCTTGGTATGACCTCAAATGCTTCTCAGGCTATGACGGATAGGTTGGATATCGCTCTTTACGACAAGGTTAAAGAATATCAAAGAAAATTTGAAGATGCTGTTCGGTTATTTATATTTAACGAATTATTATTAGAGGGTGGATTTGACCCTTACTTAAATCCCGAAACGGTTAATTCTTCTGATAGGTGTTTTTTTAGATTTAATGAAATAGATTCTGATACGGAAGTTAAAAAGGGAGCCTATATTATTCAAAAAGTCCTTGCTGGTTTAGAAACGGTTCCGGAAGGTAGGTTAGAACTTGGCATGAAACCAGAGATGGACAGCTCAGAACTTTCCCCTCAGGCAAACCCTGGTTTATCTACCGGTAGGCAGATATCAACCGAACCGAAAAACGGTAGAAAAGGTTCAGATAATGTTATTAGGCCATCAAATCAGTACGGAACTCGTACTTCGCCTAATATTAGAAGATCAGAAAATTTTGATTTAATCAATGAAATTGTACAACTAATAGATGATATGATAGAGGAATAATGTTATGAGTGTTGAGTTTATAGATAGAGGTCTCATGGACACTAGAAGGCAGGCTTATACTTTGAATGAAGATTCTTTAGCTGGTTTTAAAGCTGCAGTTAATAATGGTCAAACTAGACTTGCGTTAGAATACGCGGAGCGTTTAATTGACTCTTTGCTTTCACGCGTTTCTGCTTTAGAAGTGTCTTCGCAAAATATTAGCAATAAAGAAGATGAGACAGTAGAAGCTAAAGAAAAAGTGCAAAGACCAAGAAAACAAAATCAGGATAAAGAAAATATCCAAGAAGCATAATACATAATAAAGTTTTATGAAGATATTAATAGGCAGTCCTGTCTACCAAAGGGCGTGGATTTTACGCGATTGGTTTGAGTGCATAGAAAAGCAAACTATCCCGCTTGCCGACATTGGGTTTATTTTTGAACTAGGGCCTAATGACGATGAAACCCATCATGTTATTTGGGATTGGCATCTGAACCATCCCCAAGTAGGGTTTTTTGATGTTGTTGTAAGGGACGACTTAGAGCATTATACACACCCAGACGGCTTGCGCACCTGGACAAAAACCGCCTACCATAAAATGGTTAATCTTCGTAATTCCCTTTTAGACAGGGCGGCATGCATTATGCCTGATAAATATTTTTCTCTTGATTCAGATTTACTTTTAGAAAATCCGCAAACTTTAGAGAAACTTTATCATACACTAAACAGGTCAGGAGTAGACGCCGTCTCCCCTCTTTCATATATGTACCCAAAGGGCGTTAGTTTTCCAAGTGTCATGACATGGACCGAGGGAGTTGGCAGGAGGGCTTCCCGTTTACTGGACGAGTATAAAATCGGCGAAACATTTAAATCTGACATAATAATGGCAGCCGTAATGATGAATCCAAATGTCTACCAAAATGTAAGATACACCTGGCATCCGCAGGGGGAAGATTTGGGGTGGTCGTGCGAATGCACGATTCATGGATATAATCTATATTGCGTTTCCGACGTATACGTTCCGCACATCATGCATAAGTGGATGCTAGATGATTATCACACCATTGGTGATCCAAGAAAAGATGAAGCTTACAATAACGTTAATATAAGTTTATAGCTTTTACTATATAAGAGACGATATCTCTTACAAGCGGAGTAAAATAGTGGCTATAGATTTTGTGGAAAACGTTACTTTATTTCTTCCAGAAGCACCAACATTTGAAATGTTTCAGGAAAGCAATTTTAGCGAAAGTCATGGACTAATAGTCGAAGTTGCGGCAATACATTCTGGTGTAACCGCTAATTACAATTTTTATGGCGAAAATGAATTAGAAAAATCTTTAAATTCTTGGCTTGAGCCATATCCAAAACCCATTATTATTAACCACGACCTTAATAGTGATCCTATCGGTAGGGTCATTGGGGCAAGAATGGATAGAGAGCCTAATGGGGTAGCATTTGTGAGGCTCCAGGCAGCAATTACCGACCCAGTTGCAGTACAGAGAGTTATGGACAAGCGCTATTTAACCGGGTCTGTTGGCGGCAAAGCTGAAGAGGCTGTTTGTTCCGTATGTGGAATTGATTGGGCCTTACCTCGCAGGGCGTCTGGCGCACCTTGTGCTCATATGCGTGGAGAAAGCTATAAGGGCAAAGTAGCGCTGCTCGAAATGAGGAATATAGGTTTTAAAGAGTATTCTTTTGTCAACATGCCTGCGGATTCCAACTCTACAGTTAGGGTTGTGAGTGGAAACATCAGCGAAGCAGAAGAAGCGGAAAGCTATAAGCCAAGTTCTGGTATGGTTTCCGAGGCCCGTCGTGGACTTGAGTGGCGGGATGAGTTCAACAGGGGGGGCACTGGTGTTGGTATAGCCCGCGCTAGGGACATAGTAAATGGAAAAAGCCTGCCGATAGAAACAGTTAAAAGAATGTACTCTTTCTTTTCTAGACACGAAGTAGATAAAAAAGCTGAAGGTTTTAGTCCGGGAGAAAAAGGTTTTCCCAGTAACGGAAGAATAGCTTGGGCTTTGTGGGGCGGGGACGCCGGATATTCCTGGTCAAGGCGTATAGCTACATCAGCTATGAATGAATTTGAAACTGATGAAGCTGAAGGATTACGAGTTGGGGACTTTGTTAGCTGGGGCTCTTCTGGCGGAACTGCGAGAGGAAAAATTTCCCGGATAATAAGAAATGGTGTTATTAGGGTTCCGGATTCTAGTTTCAAAATTACAGGAACCCCAGAAGATCCAGCACTTTTGATCACTATTTACCGTAAGTCTGGCGATTCGTGGCAAAAAACCGATACTAAGGTTGGTCATAAGTCCTCTACCGTACGTAAGATAGGTCCACTTAAAGAAAGCCATGGTATGCCTGACCCATTTGAGTCAACTGTTGGCCTTTTTATCCTTGACTTAAATCAGGAAAGTATCTTTCAATGCACGGAATCCGAGACTGTAGATATATTGTCCGATATGAAAAAGAAAGAGGCTTCTTCCCTGCACATGAAAATGAAGGGCGCATTTATTGAGGCTAAGATTATAAATAAAATTTCCGAAGAAGTTGTAAAACGTAATATAAACGATACTAATTTACCAGATGGTGTTGAAAACAACTCCGAGGAGAATTTTATGGCGCTAAAAACCGCCGAAGCAACCGACGTTGCAGAGGCTGTTACTAAAAGAGAAGATGGGGAAGATTTCCCGGCAGAAGCTTTTGCTTATGTCCCAGATCGTCAAACGCCTTCTACTTGGAAGCTGCGTTTGTGGGATAGCTTGGCCGAAAAGGAAACAGTCGCCCAAGTTTCTCGTGCCGTCTCTGCACTAAGGCCTTCCGGTTTTAGGGGCAACAAGGTTCAAATACCTAGAGAAGATTTGCCAGCTGTAAAGCGGAAAATAGCTGCAGCTTGGAGAAAAGTCAATGGATCTGATAGACCAGTCCCAGATATTTTGAAAGAAAGCGCAGAATTCCAAATGGAAGATTTTGAAGATGACATTCTTGAAGTAATCGAGAATTTAAATATAGATCTTTCAGCTGAATCTGAAACAGATGAAGAAGAAGCAGCTGAGGAAGTTGGTGACGAAATCGTCGATGAAATTCCCGAAGATGAGACTGATGCCGATGTAGTGGCGGATGAAGATCCTGTTGGGGAGTCAGAAGACGATGACGAAGCCGACGAAGAGCAGCCAGAAGATGTAGAAGAGGGAGAACGTCCCGAAGGTCAGGAAAAGTCGGGTAATAAAGACGTTGATCCCAAGACATCAAAGGGTGCTCCAATTAGTCGTGAATCAGATGAGGATGAGGAAGCTGATGAAGCTGATGCAACCGACGATGAGGAAACGGCTGACCAAGAAGAAGAAGTAGTCGAAGAAAGTGAACTCACTAGCAATGAAGAGCTAGATGAGCCACACGTAAAAGATCTTCAGGCTAAGATTCTTGAACTTGAAACAGCAAATGCCAAGCTTAAGAAAGCGCTTCATCGTACGCTAGTTGAGCGTGTAGTTGATGCGAAGATTTCGCTTGGTATAGTAGAGTACGAAGATCGCGATCTGTCGATAGAAGAGCATGTCGTAAGGACTGCTACTTCTCTCGCCGATTCACTTCGTGATCTAGCGCAGATGCCTCGTCCAGAAATCAAGAAAACCCCTGCGGATCTTGATGTCGAGGAGTCTTCGCAAGCTGTTGGTGAAGAGCCCAATGTGGTAACAGCTGAAGTTGAAGAGTCGGTTTCTCAGGCTACTGCCGAGGAAAGGGCTGAACAACTTTTTGTTGATATCCTTTTGGGCAAAAAGCAAGCCTAATAACCTTAAATACGAAAGGGAACTTTAATGAGTTTAGCAAAGTTTCGCAAGGTTGGCAATAAAACTGGTTCTGGTCGCTTCGTAGTTTCTGAGGGCATCGCCCCAGCAACCTACCTGCTTCCTCATCCAGCTCTGCCAACTTGGTATCTTGATGACGAAGATGATCGTTTCGAGATTGTAATTCCAAAGGGTACAATCCTTTCTGTTGTAAAAGACAGCAATGATGATTCCCGAATTGTTCCAGCTAATGGTTCCGGTTCTACCCAGGCTTGGGGCGATGCCGATACTATTGACCTTGAGACGGGCGCTACGCCCACTAATGTCGCCGGCGATACAGATACAGTGACAGTAGCTGCGGGCACAGTGCCCATTGGCTGCGCACAGTATGACCTTTATCGTCCATTTGACAAGGGTACTTCACAGGGTGCCGGCTGGATTACCCGTGGCTACGTTGAGTGGCCACTGGTTAGTGGTGTTAATGCGGATCTCCTTCCTGGTGATATTGTTCGCGCCGACAAGCTTGGTCGTCCAGTTAAGTTCACTAAGGGCACTGATGCGCATTACCTAGCTGTAGGTACTGTAATCGAGGTTGAGTATTTCGCTACCAACTTTGATGACGGTCTTCTGTCCTACATGCAGCTTCCTTCGGATCCCGGTGCTCTAAAGGAAGTTTACGAACTGACCAAGACTGGTCCTTTCCAGGGCAAGCTCGGTATCCGTTCGAACCTTGACACCGCCAATGTTGTCGGTGCAGTTCGCGTAAGCCTAACTCTATAATAAGAAAGCACAGGAGGAAAGTCCTAAGATGGCAAAACCAATTGAAGAACTCCTCGCGAATTATGACGCCTGGGAATCTGTATTAACTGAGGATGGGTTCATCGATGATGACCGTAGAGTAACAGTAAAGGAAGCTTTTGCCTCCCCTGACGCTCCTATCCTTTTCCCCAAGGTTATTTCTCGCACTCTAAAGGAAGCGGCAGAACCACAGTTACTGGTTACCCCTCTTCTTTCGGTTGTGCGTCTTGGGAAGGGTCGCTCACTAGAGTTCCCTGCAGTTAACGCGATTCAGGCCGATGAAATTCCCGAAGGACAAGAATACCCAGAGCAAGCTCTTGCGTTTGCAAAGCAAATCGAGGGTAAGGTCAGCAAGAAGGGCGTCAAAGTCGCCTTTACCGAAGAGGTTATCGCAGATAGCCTTTGGGACATTGTTGGTCTTCACGTTCGTGCTGCTGGTCGCGCAATGGCTCGTCTTAAGGAGCAAATTGCTCTTTCGAGATTCGCTGGCGCTGCTACAGTAGTTTTCGATAATGATAACGCCGGTATCGACGATACCACGGGCCTTGGTTCTGCTGGCACCGCCAACAAGACCATTACCTGGGATGACATCATCGAGATGGCTGCTGTGCTAATGGCAGAAAACCATGTACCAACCGATTTTATCCTGCACCCACTTATGTGGAGCCTATTCGCTCGTAACTACGAGTTCCGTATGGATGGTCAGCCTTGGCCAGCCTGGAGCATGCGTCCAACCTCACGTGAGCAGGCCGTTAACGCCACCGCTCCCCTGGGTATGAACGTACTAGTTTCACCATTCGTTAGCTTCACCGCCAAGAGTGGTAGCACTCCAGCCAAGTCGGATGTCTTCCTCATTGATCGCAATGAGGTCGGTGTTCTACTCGTCAAGGAAGATATGTCGACTGATGGTTGGAATGATCCATCACGTGACATCCAGGCTCTTAAGATGAAAGAGCGTTACGATATCGTAATGATGGGTGACGGCGAAGGTATCACTGTTGCTAAGAACGTTAGGCTCGCTAGGTCTTATGAGGTTGAACTTAACAAGACTGTAGCCTGAGTGTAGTTTTAGTCAGCATTTTAACGAGGGATGGGCATAAAGCTCATCCCTCGTTTACTATATAGGTGTAATCGTTTTGAGGAGAGATAAGTGCCAGCTTTGATCGACGAGTATACCGTTACAGATGTATACATTAAAATTAAATTTGGATTAACAGTAAAAGTCCAAAGTATTGTTAACGCAAATTTTTTACTTAACAATACTGATGCTACACCATCTGCTGTCGCAAACCCTTTTAGGCCAATCTCTTTAGTTAGGGATTATAATTCTATTTCCAGGATTCTTTATCTTTATTTTGCCGAGGGCGTTTTAAAAAGCGACACTAATTACCGTTTTACTGCGACTAATCTTACAGATGTATTAGATAATATCATTGTTGATAGCAGTTTTACTTTTGAAACTAAAACCCTAAACATAGACATAACAACGACTCCCGAATTGGTGTACCCAGAACCAGTTATAGTCGACTATGCTATATCGGATTCTATTTTTAGCGTACCTATAAACAACGCAAATAATACAACTATACTTTCTTATCTTTCTTCTTATCCAGAGGATAATTCTTATTACTTGTTGGAAAACGAAAATAATGGAAGAATAGAGTTGACTTTTAATTTTGCGCCTTTGCAATCTCATTTGACCCCTCCTTATATAAAGGTCCAAAAGCGCGAAATCAAAAAAGGCCCATCAAGATGGGTTGATGTTAACGCCCAATTGACGCTTGATAACAGCGAGCCTATTTTGTATGTTGATCTTCCTTCTATTGATCACTACCCCGACGCTGCCACTCCGTCTACCTCAATTGTATATAACCAAAGTGGTTATACTTATTTTGAGCCAAATTACAAGTATAGAATACTTTTGGCTAAGAGTTTAAAAGGTTTAAACGAACTTTCTACACCAACTGAACATACAATGATTCAAGATGTTGAGCTTACGTATTGCGGAATACTTGATCCAATGTATATAGACGTCGATGAACTTGCCGCGATGTATCCTGATGCAGGCAATGTTGAGATAGCTGAAAATATCCATTACTTTTCCCAAGAAGTTTACAAATTGCTAGGCCTTACTGAGGAACCTACTGAGGTACCATTTGTTGCCATAGAGTATATTAAGGCGGCTAGCGCTTGCTCACTGGATAAGATTTACGCTGTAGCATCTGGGTTTAGTACGTCTTTCACCTTGGGTGATCTTACGGTCAATAAACCAAGAACAAGTCCCAAAAACCTTAATAGAGGAAATGCAAATTCTTGGTGTGAATTAGCGTCTGTGCTTAGGGGTGAAATACTTTCTTCTAGCTCTAGGGGTGGATTCCGCGGTGTTGTTAAAGGTGATAAATTAACAAATCCAATACCAGTCAGAAAAATTCGCGATATAGACGCAACAGACTCGATAGCCTATAATGTTTCTCGCATACAGAATAATTTGGACATAAGATTATGACTGCTATAAGTCTTGAATTTGATTCAATTCTTAAAAAATGGGGACATAATATTTACCTGCAAAGAATAAAAGACAGGTTTAATGGAGAAAAGTTTGTTTACGAAAATACATTCGAAAGACACACCGTAAGGCATGTGCAAGCTTCGTCGCTGCAAAACTCCAGGCAAGAAAACGTCGAAGGTGTAGTTTTTGATTCAAACATGATCTATTATATGAGAGCCGACGTAAATCCAATGCCTGGCGATAGGATATATGAAAATATAGAGAATTATCCCAATAATACTGTAACCTACATTGTAGAAAACGCAGTTCCTATGCGGGGAGAAAACGGCATTATTGGCTTTTGGTCTGTTGGCGCAACTAAAGAAAGTCCGGCATAATGCAGACTGTTGTTTATGGTAATTCTATTACTTTTACAAAATCTTTTATTAATTCAGTTGGCAACTATGTTGATCCGCCAATTGTAAAATTTTCTATAGTAAAAACAATCGACACAGTGCTTTATGGCCCTTTTGCGTACAATAATGATGCAACCCCAGCGTCATTTGTAGCTGGGTTTGCACGATTTGGTTTAGGGGTATACTCGTATACCCAGTTAATAGAGCAGGTTGTTGTTCCTGGTTTTTACTCTGCGAAATGGGAGGCATTAATCGACGGTGTTGATCAAGTTTTTTATGAAGATTTCCAAGTTACTGAACCAATTATAGATCCTAGTAGAATTATAGACCCTCCATCTTTGTACGGTGTTATTAGGGAAACTCCAATTTATAATGACTTGGGTCTCGGGGCTACAGACACGGTAGTGCTCATAGGTCACGCCAATGGTTTACCCCTTAACGTTCCGCATAGGGTTATTAATATTCAGGAAAGCCTCAACATACTAGGTGCAGACGCAGATAGTCCTTTAGTTAGGGGTATGTTGGAGGCTTATAACACTGGGGCTAAAGATATGTGGATAGTTGCAGCCGCACCTATGTCTGAATATGTGCCATTTACACCATCAGATGACCAAGCGAGGAAGACTCAAAGAGCTGATCTTGGTGGCCTTAATTTTTATCAAAGGTATTCTCAAAGATTAGATGAAACTTATGAGATGTTAAGAACTCAGGATTTTCCCGAAATAGTTGTACCTTTAGAGGCGCCATTTTATGATTCTGGTGATGTTGACTTTTTAACCCCATTGCTTGCAAACTGTTTGCAAAGATACAGGTTGACCGGCAAAGTGTCTATAGGTGTCATAGGAAGTAGAATACCTTTCGGGGCAGAAAACATTGCCGATACCCTAATGAACGATCGTCGTATTTCAAGAACATTAAATGGAAAAAATATTTTTTCTACAAAGAATTTATTTACAATTTTAAAATATCACTACGGAATAGATTTGTTTAAAAATTCGTCTCAATCTAATATCTTAGACGGACAAGATATAGGAAAATTTGGGATGATCGTATTAGGGGAAGGTACCATCAACACTCCGCAAATCAATGTTCAATACAGTGCTCCTGTAGCAACATTTGCTGCCGCCTTATTAGCTACGCGAAAAATCAACGAAGGCATTATATATAGGAAGATCCCAAAAGTTAGTTCACTTGTTGGTTATAAGTTTACAAAAGAAGAAATAAAAGATTTAGCACATCAAAGAATTAATGTCGCTACTTTTACCCCACTTGGTAGGAGGGGTAATTCATATGAGGTAATAATACCTACAGACAACACCCTTGCTAATGGTTGGCCAGATAGCATGCCGGATGATAATACGGCATTTTGGTCTATATCGACTTTACGTTTAATTGGGAAGATAAGTCAAAAAATTGTTGGTTTAGGTAAAAGACGTTTAGGCACTGTTGAATATGCGCTCTTTCAAAATTCGGTAAAAGATTATTTAGAATCAATTAGAATTAGAAAAATAATTAGAGATTTTTCAGTTAATATTTATAGGGCTCAAGATGAAAATAGAACTGTTTATGTTGATTTGGTAGTTCATCCATTTTTTACTTTGCGAGAAATTTATTTCACTGTCAAAGTTGGACCAGGAACAGGTGAGTAGTTATGTTAGAGTTTAAGTCCCCGGTAACGGCTTCTGCACCATTGAAGTACCCCAGAGAACCATTGCGCGCAGAAAATAATTTAAGTTATCTACAGTTCATATCCCTTTTAAAAAAACTCTGGCAAGACGGGAATCCGCTTATACCCTTTAAGCCCGTGCAAAGTCAAACCTATGCTTTTTCAACAACGAATCCAGAGTTCGACGCAAATCAATCCGAATCAACAGATAATCCTAAATATTTAGACATAGATTGTATGATGGTTTATTCATTGGAGTTGCGCAAACCCAACGCTAACGAACCAAAGATGCGTTTAAGGGAAGAGGTTGTGACAAATGGTGATGTTAATTACCTTATCCAGGGTCAAAGGTTTGAAAACTTAATTGTTTTTTCTGCGCTTAGCAAAGGCGGTCCCGAACTTGCAGAATCAGTAATAGAGGCTTTTGAAGACTTTATGTTGGAGTATACTCCGGTTTTTAAGCGTTTAGGTGTTTCTGAAATACTTTACAGCAGAAGAACCCCTGATGATGAGCAATCGCGATTTTCTGAAGATTTGGATAAAAGGTCAGTAGCTTATATTGTCGTTATTGAAAAACTTCGGGCAACCGAGATTGCTAAGATCGAAGAGATTCTTTTGAATGTTCGTCAATTCTTGGCAACTAACGTTGTGGAACCTGAATAATGCAGTTAAGTATAGTTGATGATTATCAGGCCGATAGTATTTTTTCGCCGTTGCTAAAAACAGATTCTGACAATAAAATTACTTTTGTTTTAACTGACGAATATTTAGCGGACAGCCTTGATCCAGATATTCTTTTTGTCAAGTATGATCCCTCGCAATATCAGAATATGATATTTACTATCAATATAGAAGACGATTTTGCTAAGGCCAATGATGAGTACGTTCTTATTACCGAGGATGGACTTGTTATATCTATGGAGGATTGGTTTAACCAGGATCAAATTGCTATCACAGTGAGGTAAATTTGTATAAAAAATCCATTACTGAATTGCCAGCCGCACTAGAATTGGATGGGACAGAGATCATAGCAATTGTTCAGGATGGCAGAACAAAAAAAGCAACTATATCTCAAAGTGTTGGTTCTATAAGTCAAGTATTTGTTTCCGATACGCCTCCAGCAGCGCCCTTTGAAGGCCAGTTATGGTTCAGGGACACAAATAGCCGTTTGTATTCGTACAATGTAGGTGCCCTAAGTTCTCAGTGGGTTCAAGTTTAAAATCTTTATATTTTTTTAGTTACTACTACAATAGCTACCATTCGCTTTGAGGTAATGTAATGTCAGTGGAATATCCGCAAAACCCGTCATTAGGTGATCGATTTACGGTTGATACAGTCGTAAGGGAATGGGACGGAATTGCCTGGAATATTGTTGCTACAACTGCGGTTGGACCAACAGGCCCCGCTGGCGCCTTAGGTCTTCAGGGTGCTCAGGGTGCTATTGGAGCGCAGGGTAATCAAGGTTTCCAGGGCCAACAAGGTGCAAACGGCGCTCAAGGTGTCCAGGGGGCCCAGGGTGCTACTGGCCCTCAAGGTTATCAAGGAACTTCCGGCAATCAGGGTTACCAAGGGCACCAGGGGGCAAACGGTCCTCAAGGTTTTCAGGGGGGTACCGGCTCTCAAGGTCCTCAGGGGATAACTGGAAATCAAGGCTCCCAAGGCGCTATTGGTTTACAGGGTCCCCAGGGAAATCAGGGTATTCAGGGCGCTCAAGGATTTAAGGGCGATCAGGGGGCAACTGGATCTACTGGCTTACAAGGTCCGCAAGGTAATCAGGGTCCGCAGGGTAACCAGGGTAACCAGGGTTTCACCGGCCCCACAGGTTCTCAGGGTAGCCAGGGTTTCCAGGGTTTCACCGGCCCCACTGGCGCTCAGGGCAACCAGGGTTTCCAGGGTTTCACCGGCCCCACTGGCGCTCAGGGCAACCAGGGCTTCCAGGGTTTCACCGGCCCCACTGGCGCTCAGGGCAACC